AGCTGAGCATTAGCTTGCTTCTGAGACTTAATATCTTTTTCTACTCGCTGCGTGGCTTTATCCGAAGCCTTCGCAAAATCAGCAAGTTTTTTCAGCGCACGGCTGTTTTCGACATCAAGAGTATATGTATATCTACCTTGTGCCACAGAGACCTAGCGCCGTAATCTTACTTTATCGCTAATCTATTACTTTCTTAAGAGACGCAATAACATGAATCGGAAGCTTGCGTTGTTTAATAAGGCGCTTAAATACTTCATTAGTCTCATCCATTGACCGTGCATGCTCAGGATTAAGCGGGAATGGCAGGAGCTTGTCAATCTCAGGAGGCTTTGGATTACTGCCTTTATTGCCGAAACTCTGAGCAATAGAGATGATGATTGAAGTTAATCGGGCGGTGCTAATCGAATAAACGTTCGCCATCCGCTTATCTCGATCACCCGCAAGCTTAATCACCTCGTAAATAGCTCTCGTGGGTAGACGCAGAAATTCTTCCCTGCTGAATTCGGTTCCAGCAGGAGTTGCCTTGAACTCGGTGTAGATACTTAAAATGTCAATCGGTGAGGTTGCCAGGTACTCCCTGAGACCCTCTATACGGGTCGTGACAACCTCAGCGGTTAGTTTCCCTCAGAAGGCTCCTCGTCGTCCTCAGAGGGCCACCCATTGCGCTCCCACTCGACAAATTCGTACACCTCGTCCAGCAGTCGTGACGGCATGCAGCGTGTGTCATCGCTCTCCCACTCGCTTAGCTCAACCCACTTGCTTTTCTCCTTGATCTCTCCTCGATAACGGATGAATAGCGTCACCGTCTCGATCTTTTGCTCAGAGAACGACTGACCCTTGGTCTGGATGTCGGCTAGCTCGTCGACGTAGTCGTAAAGCAGATCCTGATTCTCGTTGACATCAGACAGTGCATCCAACGCCTCTTGTACTGGGATTTCACGCTTCTTTGAGACATCCCGCGCAATCTTCAGCAGCGCATAGGTGTTCTTAGCTTGACGACGTCCTACCTCCTCAATACCTTCTGCCTCTCCTGCAACGAGGTCTTTGTAGATAGGGAATCTGAAGGGGGAAATGTCGTAGTACTCTTTCTTGCCAAAAAATGCAGATGAATACTTGCTCATAATATGAAAAAAGATGTATTTGCAGCGACCATTTCAAATTCCTGGTCGGCTACGTTTTTTGGAATTTCTATGGTCACCGTAACACCATCTGAGGCCTGAAGTTTCATTGGTGACGACGAAAAAGGGGCGACCAAAGCCGCCCCCGTTTCTAGGATTTCTCCTCGTATTTTGCAGTTCACAAAATATGATTCGTTTTCAGATGTAAGCAGATCAAGCGTAGACATCAAGCTTGGTAACACCAGCGTCGAACTCACCGACGAAGATTTGACCGCGACTTTGGAAGGTGAACGAATACTCGATCACACCATCAGATGCTGCGGATTCGGAAGTTCCGGTAATACAGGAGTTGAACGCACGGACGTTGTACTTGTGGTTTGAGGACTCCAGACCCAGGTAGGTGAGAACCTCGACGTAAAGCTCCAAGTCAGGGTCGTTCTCTGCCTGCATGATCAAGGCCAGTGCAGGGTCGATCGATTGGTTAGCAGCACCGCCGGTCAAACCCTGAATGAAGAAAGCGGTACAAGCCAGTTCAGCAGCCTTGGTAACGCCCACACTGTCTCTATAGCCGTCGTCACCCATCAGGAAGAACTCCTGAGATGTAGGACTCGGGGTGTACTCGGCTGTAGTCAGACCCTTGATAAAGGTCGTGTTTGTGTAATTTGCGGTGGGGATTTGGTACGTACCATTCGGGTCCCCATTGCCGTGCGATTGAGGAGTGGCGCGGCTGCCACCTGTCTCGGAGATACGTACGAGTCGATCGCGCCCTTTAAGAAATGCAGATCCTGGAAGTTGAGCCATTAGTCAATCTCAGTGTGAATTGAGTAATCGGGGATAGTTACTTTCAGAGATTCAAAAGATATGTCTGTTTGAGCAGTGTGTACCGCTGTGTCCATATCTGGGAATGCCCGAAAAAGTAGCAACCGCAGATTGTCCAAGGTGATAGAAGTGTCGTAACTTGTGAGAGTTACAGTCCAAAAAAGGTTGAGAATAACCGCTTGAGACATCGTTGGTATATTCCTCGCTTCTGGAACCTCATCGATCACACATTCGGTGCCGGTGATTGTCCAATTGTTCGGAACTTGCTGTGAACCCCGAACCCAAAGGGCGGGGGATGTAGAACCATCTGGAAGATTATAATTTCCCAGGAAAGTCCCTATAACTGAGTCTACAACCGAGCGTACCTGAGATACACTAGCCATCTAACTCTCTCCTCAGTATATCTTCAAAGTATCCTGTTGGAACAACGTTTGCTTCTGCTGTTTTTGTCCACGGTCTTGCAGGATAACTACCACCACCCTTCAATGAACCACCTTCATGAACGAGCGCAGAGTAGTCAACCTCCCAAGTCCATTTCATTGCATACTTACCTTGCTTCTGCCGATTTTGACTTAGGCGCAGATCGCCTGAATCGACAATATTTCTAGGCTCGGTGACTTCGCTGCCGTCACTGCGGATAGTGACTTGATCGCCTTTCCAGCCCCACTTTACAGTTGTAATTTCACTTACAAATTCATTACTGAGACGGTCGGCGGTTGCCTTTAGTGCCTCTTTAGCTGCTCGATCAAACTTTGCCCTGAGCTGCCGTGGTTGTAAACCGCTTTCCATAGTTACCCCGCTGCACCTGTCTGCTCGAAGATCCCACTGAAACTCTGAAACTGAGTTACGCGGGCATAGGGAATGATGTTTGTGCCAAGGTCCAAAATACGGAACTTACCTGTAACGCCGTTAATAGTTGCGTCGGCAGTCATCCCTGCTTTGATCTTGCTACTGAAAACTGAAGGCTCAAGTAGCTTTCCCGTGCATCGCGTATCTACCTGATTGATGCCTTCTTTGTTCTCCGTGGATTGGCTGTTCAGTTGGATATTACAAACATAAGGTTCCTCAACATTGTTCTGCACCCTGTTGCCCGTTGTAGGGTCAAAGGTGAATGAGGCGTAAACCTTAAAGGTCAGGGTCGCGTTATCGAAAGGTGAGTAGGAACCCATCAGAAACTAAAGCCAGTTAGCTCGACCAGACCCTCTCTTAGAAATAAATAAGTAGCGCCGTAGGTGGTGTCGGCCAACGTATAGCCCGCAGCACCTTGGTATTTGATGGTACGAACGGTAGACGCCACACCAATTTGCTGACCAATGGACTGGGTACGGCTGGCCAACAGATGAGCCGTCATGTAGTTGACGGCGTCATCGTATTGATCTCCCCAGATCGATTCGTCATTTTGACGCTCGGCCTCGGCAATGGTTGCGGTCACAACAGCACTCTCCAGATTGTCGAACTCTGGAAACCTCCCCAGGAAGGTTGTGCTCGTGACCGCCATCAGCCTTCTCCTTCAGTGATTGCTTTGATTCGTTTCTGGATTGCATTTTTAATGCGTACCCGGTTTTCGGCAAAGTCCCACTCCTTGAGCAGGTCCAGGTCGAACGTCTTATTAATCGCCGAAAGTGCTTCCTTTACTGGCATGGTCGCCAGCGCACCCTTGGGTGCTGGAGCATCGGTGAGAACTTCAACGTCCTCTGTCACGGTCAAGGCACCGAGCGCGAGCAGATCAACAGCAAGGGGCATGGCTTTCACCCTGTCCCAAACAGCAGGGTCAACATCGCGGTTGACCCCACTCTTGAACTGCACGTACTCGGAACCACCAGTCTTCTCACCGATAAACGTGAAGCCGAGAGTGACTTCTTTGTCGCGGGGAGGATTCTCTAGTGTTGGAGAGTAGGTAACAATCATTTTCTGAAAAAATAGGTTTTATCAGGCCTTCTCGATGTAGAGGGCACTCTTGGGGTAGTACAGGGATACGCCACCGACACGAGCGTGTGCGGCTACGGAGAACTCAAGGTTCTGGCGCACGGGGGGCAGGAACTCAAGAGTCTTAGGCAGATGCAGTTGCACCTTTTCTGGGCTGCGGTCATAAGCAACAATCCGGTCCTTACTCAGGACAGACTTGCCAGCTTCCAGGTCGTTAATCGGCTCGATGGCACGAATGAACGGGTTAGTCCGAAGGAAGAACTCCATCACGGTCGAATCCGAGGTACTGGA